CACGCAAACGGGTGAGGATGTGCTCGGAGTCGACCAGTGCCTTGGGGCACCCGAGTGAGACTACACCTATACTGGGAACTTTCTTGTTCATTCTGCTGCTCAACAATGTCTAAACCGCGAGTATACAGCTACCTACGCTTCAGCGACCCCCGGCAATCGACGGGCAACAGCGCAGAGCGACAGGTCGAATACGCCCGGCGCTGGGCCGCAGAGCGCAGCCTCGTGCTCGACGAGGCGCTATCGATGCGCGACGAGGGCCTCTCTGCATATCATCAACGGCATGTCAGCCAGGGCGCACTCGGGGTGTTTCTCGCGGCCATCTCAGCGGGCCGCATTGCGCCCGGGTCGGTGCTCATCGTCGAGGGCCTCGACAGGCTCAGCCGTGCCGAGCCGCTCACAGCACAGGGGCAGCTCGCACAGATCGTCAACGCCGGCATCACTGTCGTAACGGCCAGCGACGGGCGCGAGTACAACCGGGCCGGGCTCAAGGCCCAGCCGATGGACCTCGTCTACTCGCTGCTCGTGATGATCAGGGCACACGAGGAGTCCGACACAAAGAGCAAGCGCGTCAAGGCATCCATCCGCCGCGCCTGCGAAAAATGGATTGCTGGCACGTACCGTGGCCTGGTGCAAAACGGCAAAGACCCCGCTTGGGTGCGCTGGACAGGCACCGCCTGGGAGCTGGTGCCGGAGCATGTCGAGGCCGTGAGGATGGTCCTGCGGCTATTCCGCGCGGGCGAGGGATCTGTGCGGATCATGCGTGAGCTAAATGCCGCCGGGCTCAAAGTTGCCCCCAAGGGTGGCGCCTCCTCCAATCTGTACCGGCTCATCCGACTGCCGGCGCTCTACGGCACAAAACGGCTTGAGCTCGACAACGAAGCCTATCTATTACATAACTACTATCCGGCCCTCATCAGCGAGCCGGAGTGGGCCGAGCTTCAGCACCAGGTTGCCGACCGCAGCCGGCGCCGCGGGCGCGGCGACATCGTCGGGTTGATCACCGGCATGGGGCGCTGCTACTGCGGCTACTGCGGCGCGTCGGTATCCGCACAAAACATCATGGGGCGCAAACGCAAATCCGATGGCAAGCTCAACGACGGCCACCGGCGCCTGATGTGCGCCGCATACTCGCACGCTGCCGGATGCCCAGTGGCCGGCAGCTGCTCAGTGGTGCCAATCGAAAAAGCCCTGCTTGAGTTTTGCAGCGATCAAATCAACTTGTCGGCACTGCTCCAGGGAGATGACCGCGCCGACACCCTACGCGCCCGCCTGGCCGGCCTGCGCACAAACATCGCGGCCACGGAAACACAGATCGACCGCGTCACCACAGCAATGATCGCGGACGACGCCCCCGCGCCCGCCGCATTTGCACGCAAGGCCCGCGAGCTTGAGGCCAAACTCATTGAGCTGGACGCCGAGGCCACGGCCACCGAAAACGAGCTGGCCGCCCTCGCCGCTACCGAAACCCCTGCAATGGCCACCACCTGGGCCGCCCTTGCAGCCGATGCCTTGGCCATGGATCACGCCGCACGGCTGCAGGTACGGCAGCTCGTGCACGACACATTCGCGCGCATCGAGATCTATCACATGGGCCTCGACCCCTACGCTGACGGCCCCCGCACTCTCGGCCTGCAGCTGTTTTCACAGTCGGGCGTAACCCGCATGCTCGTGATCGACCGCCGCACCGGCACCCTCGCTGCAGACGTCCGCACAACTGCACCGGCCATGACCGCCGGAACGCCGGCCGAACTGCTCAAATAATTTCACACGCATCTTTACATAGGGCAATTTTGCCCTATAATAGAGTCATGGATTCAGCGATGGCGCCGGATCAAACACCAGGAGTTAGAAATGTCCATTCCTTCCACCATTTCCGTACCGTTCTCCTACGCTGTCAAGACAATCAATCCGGTATCGGTACTGGCACAGCTTGACAGCCCGACCTACGGTGACGAATTGCGTCACGTATTTTTCAACGAAACTGGTGTGAACGTTAGTTACGACTGGGATGAAATGCTGGCAGCAGTATATGGATGGGCAAATTCTAATCCCGACTACGATGCCCAAGCCGGACGCACCCGGAAATCCGTAGCACTCTGATTACTCAATTTGAGCCCGGTGATATCGGGCTCAAAAAATCAACTAGACAACTGCCGGGAGTGCTCGATGACAAACTACACCGAAACCATAAAAAAAAGAATTTCCACCACGACTCTAGTTACGGTGAACCGCAACCACCGGACCGGGGAAGATCCGGCCAGCCCAACAGGCTACGACTATGGCCCAATGCCAATTTCGCAGGCCCTAAAAGAAGGGTTGTTCGACAGCTCTAACAGCACAATGCGCGTAACTATTTGTGTGGCTGAAGGTGAATTCATCGGTGCTCCGGTCGAATTTTTCGGAAAACAGTTTTTTGCTGTTACCTACATTAATCACTAGATTCAAGATCCGGCCCATTCATGCCCGACCTCATCACTACCACCCTCACGGCAATCACTGTGCCCGGCATGTCATCAGGCGACGCCTCCCGGTCACTTGTCGAGTCGATCAATGCGGAGCTAGGTACCAACTATGCGACAAACGACCTCGGAAAATGGAAACGCGCAGACAGGCCCGTCCCCCAGCCCGTGCAGGACTGGATGCTGCGCGCTAGCATCGGCCACGCAATTGCCCAATGCGGCGGCATAGCGCCGTTTGACGATGCGGGCCTTGACCGTCTGGCATCGATGCTCTGCCCCCCTGCGAGATAATCCGTATAAATATTCTGAAAGCCCTTTACATAGGGCAATTTTGCCCTATAATAGAGTCATGGATTCAGCGAACCCGCCGAACCAAAAACCCAGGAGAAAATCATGAGCACCAACCAAACCAGCAACCCCATCCCCAAGTATCGCAAAGAGCAAAACCACTTGTTTGCATACGATGCTCAGCAACGTGCCTACGTACATGTCTATCAAAACCCGGCCTGCAAGACGCTTTCGCAGCTGATCAAAGCCTACGAATCTGACGATTCGAGCCTTGATGATTGACAGCCAGATATAAATAGTGGTTTTATGCACCCACTGCCGGACAGGCAGCTCAGCAATAGTATCTAGTTGTTGGTTACACCACTGCCGGACAGGCAGGACAAAGGCCCGTTAAAACGGGCCTTTGTCATTTCCGAGTGCCTTACGGAAAGAACACCCGCCGCCCCGACTTCGGCGCCCGGATCGTCCAATGGCTCCATCCGCAGGTTTCGCTGGGGTGCTCGATGTAGATCCCGCACAGCTCCAGGATGTCGAGGTTTCGCAGGCACCACGCATCGATTTCGCCGATAGGATCGTAGCGATCCACAGCCAGCGCGTCCTTGTGCGACGAGCCGGGCGCCCCCTCGGGGCAGTCCTGCGGACGGAACCCGCCGTACTGACTCCCCGACACACCGGACCCGGTCTTGGGGTTGATCCGGAACACGACGCCATCTGCCACTGCATGCGCCTCAAGCCGCGCCACGGCCAGCATCAAGCGCGCGGCATTGTCTTTGCGCTTCGGGGTCGCGTCAGGGTGCTTGATCCACGGCCCGAAATACTGCTCGACGGTCATCGTCACGGTGCTGCCTCCATGTCTGTTGCCCGGCGAGTGCGCGGGGCATAGCCGGGTTTGTAAAATCGATCCGGGACACCCGCATGCCAATACCGGTCAGTGATGCGCTGCACGAATAATATCGCCGCCTCGAGCGACAGCACGAACACGTCCGGAACATAGCTAAATACCAACGGCGCCAGGAGGCCCGCGAGGGCAACGACGCCCAGGCCGCAAAACACGGCCCGCACGTCGGCCTCGACGTCCGCACTCATGAGCACGGCACGATCAAACACCGACCACGCCAGCGCTGCACACAGCGCAACATGCAGCAGGATCTGCAGATTAGTCATGACGGTCTCCCTTGTTGACGGCAGCGCCGACAGCCGTAGCGACACCCGCAAAAATCGGGCGCCAGCCATCGCCCATGGCTGCAATAAACAGCGCCACAGGGGCCAGCAGCTCAATACTGGGTATGCCCAGCACCCGCTCCATGAGCGTGGCGCCGACGCTGGCCAGCACAATGGACGTGCCCGTGCAGCGCAACAGCAACCAAAACCCCTCAGGGCGGCCAGCCGTGCGAGCTGCCAGCAGCGACCACAGCGACCCGGCAAGCGCCGCAAAAACAATGACGGCATACGGCCCCGCCATGGGGCCGCAGGCGGCAACAAACAGCACGGTGAGGCTGGTACTACCGGCGGTAGTCATCGGTTCAGGCATCGGCAAATCTCCATAAAAAAACCCGCCGGAGCGGGTGGGTTGCAAATCGTGCAGACGTCTGCACTACGCAGGCGCAAGCGCGTCCAGTTGGGCCGCGGATTCCGTAGCGAGGACGGCCAGGTAGCGAGCGCGGGCGGCATCAATGCGGGCCTTTAGATTGTGGAACACGGCCAGGTCATCAGCGGTGGCAGGCATGCCGGACAGCTGCGCAGCAAGGATTTCGCGCAGGGGCCGGGCTTGATCGACCTCCCCCTTTTTAATGATTGCCATGGCTTCCGCTGCCATTCGCGCCCTTCTACCCCGCCAATCTTTGGGCGCCGGGGATCTAGGGCACAGTGCCCCCGTGTCGTGATCGACAACCCAATGCCCAACGTCGAACGCCCCGATAACAATGCTGCACCCGGCCGGCACAGCGCTAGGATCGGGGAGCCCAGTCGACATGATCTGCGCACCAGTGAGCTCACCGGTTTTGACGTCGTAAACGCTGTAGGTAATCATCGTTTGTAGAGCTCCGCTGCCAACTGGATGTTTCGGGCAGCAATGTAGTTTGATGATTTAAATGTCGTAGCGATAACCTCAACCCCCAGGCTCCACACTACGCCACCGCCGGGGTAAGCAAGCACAAAGCTTGCAGAAGATGCAAACTGATTTATTGTCGGGAGATAAACAATGAAGGATCCATTGTTAACATAAGCGCGAAGCGTTATTGACCCGTCATTTAAATAAGGATAGGTTACATCATCAATCGTTATTTCCGCGGAAACACTGACTCGCAGAGCACCCGCAAAAACGCTAGAAAAAGTGCCGGATGGAAGCGCCATAATTAGCCTACGTTGCTGAATTCGACGCCAACTGCGTCTAAATAAATTACCCGCTCAGACGCAGCAGCCGTGCCCAACTGGATCGTGCCAAGCGCACCATCGCCCACAAACTGCTGGACGTTTGATGCAGACAGCTCGCGGTCAAGCCGCCGGGTCCAGACTCCCCATCCTCCAGCTCGGGTGCCCGTGCGCTTCCATTCCCCGCTCGAGCTCTTAAAAGTCTGCGTTGCTGGCCCGCCCGAATCGTCCGAATACTGCTGCTCGGTTCGGAGAACGCCCCACTCGGCAATCCCCAGCCCGACGCTGGAAGACCATTTGAACTGCTGAGTCGTGCCCATCGGATACCAGCCCGGCGCGTCATTTGATTGACGCTGGCCAGCCCCGTTTCCGGTGCCCAAATCCAGCACCTTGCCCGCGTTATCGAACGGCTTTCCGCTACCTGATACCCCCGCCCAGATCGCGCGGGATGCGGCAACAGCTGCGATCTTGTTAAGCAGCACCTGCCGGGCACCGTAATAGCTGCTCCAGTACCATCTGTACGTCGGCCCGTCGATATCACTTGTCGTCGTCGCGTTGGCAAACAACGGCGATAGATAGCCCGACAGCAAGTTGTACCAGTCGGTATGCGCGGTACGCTCCGTCGTGATCGAGAATCCGGCAGCCTGCCCATCGATACCGCCATAGCTGCTAACGATCTCTGCCCACTCCTTTTGCCCGGCCTGCTTCTCCAGCGGGCTCAACTTGTAGTCGGATGCGATCTCGACATGCTTTGCGTTCGCGGCATCAGCCGCCGCCTGGGCAGCAGCCGCCGCAGCACCGAACCCGGCACCGTCAATGAGCTGATTTGTGTTTGTGACGGCGAAGGGCGCAGCACCCAGCGTCACGCCCACCCGTGCACCGCTGGTGCTGTAGTTGCCGGCAATGTCGAGCAGCCGTGCTTCGAAGGTCCACGGGCCGGCCGCAGGGGCGTTGGACTCCCCTCGCCCGGACCCATACGGCACACGCCCCAGCGGCGTCATGCTGCCCCACGCCGTGGCGCCGGATGCCGCGTAGCGGATCTCGGTGTAGGTAACATCGGGGGGCACGGCTGCGACGGTCCACGTGAAGGCACGCGTACCATCGGCCAACGCAGCTACGCCAAATCCTGTAACGACCGGCGGCGGCACATCCTGTCCGACAAGCGTGTGAATGCCCGTAACCGTTGCATCAGCGCTGGTCTGCCCCAGCCCGTCATACCCCACAACAACGACGGTCACCGTGCCGGAGTCAGGCACCGTCAGCCGGGACGAGGAACCATCTACCAGCCCGCAATCAATCCATGGGTCTGCGTTGAGCCGGTATTTCAGCTGGCGCGACGACACATAGCCGGTTTCGGTCCACGACACGTTCAAGGCCACGGCATAGCCCGACCCTGCCCGCACCAGCTCTTCGTCGAACTGCAAACCACTGATTGTCGGATTGGATGACGTCCACTTACGGACCGCCGGGGGCGTGTAAGTGCCCTCTTCGAATGCGTAATACTCGTCCGGATCATCCATCGCCGTGATGCGCACCTCGTGCATCCCCGCCGGCCTGATGTCGGTGATCTTGACGCGCTTGCCGGGCGTCGACTGGTAGTCAGCCAGCCAGCGCCAGTCGACCGGATTGTCGTCGTCGGGCGCGCTGGGCAGTGCATCCAGCAGCGTGACATCCTCTAACTCACCCGCTGCATACTGCACGCGTGCGGTATGCATGACACCTTCCGGATTGACGACGGTAATCCAGCTGCCGCCCGCATCAAGCGTAATGGCCCGATCCAGATACAGGACGGTCGCTGTCCCCCCGATCAGCCGGCCGGACGTGCCCCACTGAGTAAGGTCATGCGAGAGCGCCACGACGTCACCACGAGTGACGACGAGGCCCTCCATGTCTGCCATCCAGCTGACTTGCCGGGTGCGGTACAGCTGGTGCGCTACCTGCAGGCGGCACTCGCGGATTGCCATATCGCGATCAGTGCAGCCCCACAGCTCGATAGACGCGGGCTTGAGGGGCGACACCACCCCCGGCGCTGCCACACGCACGGTGTCGGCTTTATAGTCAGCCGCGGCATCGACAAACGACAGGGTAACTTCGTCAGCCGTGGCCTCAGACCCATAGACCACTTCGAATGAGTCCCGCTTGATATTGCTGGGTCCAAACAGCGCGACCACCGGCATGCCGGCCGCGTCCCACAACACGCCGAGCTTGCCCGTTGCCCAGCTTGGCGAAGCCCGGCCGCAGCGGCAAATTGCCTGCAGCATGTCCCACACGCTCTTTGCGGAGTCGACCTGCATGTTGCAGCTCAGCGTCTTCGACAGGCACCAAACACGCCACGCTTCGATAGCTGCCAGATCGATGTCGCCATCGGCCAGACCGGCGCCCCACAGCAGGCGACCGGCTACGCGGTAGCCCCGTGCGAAGAGCAAAAAGAGGTCCGCCGGATTCGACGAGTAAGTATTGACGGCCACCGGCTGCGAAACGATGCCCGACAAGGTCGACAGGGTGCCGTTGAGCTGGCCAGATGCCTTGACCTTCACCGCCAGGAAGTTCTGCCCGGCAAAGTCCCCCGGCTGTGACTGGTAGCACTTGAGGGCCACCAGGTTGATGTCGGACGTGGCCCGGCTATCGGTTTCATCGGCGGTCACACGGCTGCAGCGGATCTCGTAGACGCCTTGGGCAACATCCACGCCGTAGGTCTGGCGCAGCGGCGTGGCACTCGATCCGGAGTAAGTCAGGTCAGCCGAGAGCACGAGCTTTGTACTTGTGGGGGCCGGGTCGCTGGCAGGCTTGTCGGCATAGGCCCGCCACTTCCAGCCGCCGACACCGTCTGTGTGCGCGGCTGGATCACGGCTGGAATCGCACGATGTTTGAATCCATATCGGATCACCCACCCCGTCATAGACTTGCTGTCCATCCTGATTGATGACTGGCTGCCCATCAAAATACGACGGGCGACCATCGGACGAGCCGACGTAGCCGTGCGACCAATAGTGCGTGTAGAAATCCGGGATTCCCGCGTACCCCATGGGCAACCAGGCCGGCGCTCCCACCGCCCGGTATTCCAGCCGGAACGCGACCGTGCGGCTCTCAAGCCCGCCGTTGCCGCTGCAGAACAGGACAAACTGCATGTCTACTTCAAGCCGCGTCGTGTCGGCACTGCTGGTGCGCTGCACTGCACCGCCGGCCACCGAGACAGCCGCGCCGGCAATGGTATCGACGTTGTAGGGCATGAGCGACGGCATGACATCGCTTGAAAACTCCGTCGTGACACCTTGGTAATCCGTCAGCGGCGTGGTGCCAATGCGCAGATCTTCAACCCGCAGCGGGCCGTTTGCACCATGCATACCCACATGGAAAACCTGATAAAGGTACTGGTCGGCCCCCTCAAAAACGCCATAGGGCCGGCTGGCCAGGTCGAAGAAAATACGATGCCGGCCCAGCGTGAGGCCGAGCGGCTCATACGGCCGGGCTTGATTGCTGCCCCCGGACAAGCTGTATGTGGGCGATTCCTTGGCGCTCGACATGGCACGGCCGAGATCGATTTTGGGCTTGGGTGTCAGGGCTGAAATAGCCATGCTGCCGGCAACGGTAATACCGGCAGTCAGGGCCATGCCGACCATGGTGTTGGCTGCCCAAACTGAGGCTTGCGCCATCGTGAGGGCGGTGCCAGACGTCGCAAGCCCGTAAGCCGCACCCGCCAGGTATGGCGCAGCAATGCTGATGGCAATCATGGCGACGATTGCAACGACTTGCGAGCCGTCGCCGCCCGCCACGGCAGCCCGGACGCTGATGAGCGTGCCGGGCTTGGGGCGCACGCGAGCAAGCCACTCGCGCGGGATGACCGCACGATCGACGGCGACGATAACGGGGCCGGACAGATCGACACCGAGGCGCGTGAGGTAGGCGTGGAGGGTTTCGGCGCCGGTCGGTGGGTCGAATGCGATGACGCGCCCCTCGCCCGCGAGCAGCGGATGGGGCGACCACACCAGCGAGGCTTGCCGATGTGCAGACGCCTGCACGGCGCCGGGAGCGATCAGATCCATGTGTAATACCCCTCAACTTGCAGTCCGAAGCGCGGCAAATCCCGCACCCTCACGACGGTTGCCGCCCCCGCTGAACGCGTGGCGTGCAAAATCCAGGCCTCACCGGCCTGCTCAAAATACGTGCCCACATGCCAGGGCCGGGCGAGACTGCCCCGGCGCATGAGCACAATGGCGCCCTCTGCCGGCGCATCGAGGCGCACGGCATGATCAGCCTGCAGGCGAGCGATCACCTCCGCGCTCTCGGTAGGGCTATTGGGGCGCTCGGCGGGCAGTACAACCGCACGACCAAAAACCTCACGCTGCACAGTTGCCGCCAAATACGCGCAATCTTCGGCGCCAGGCACATAGGGGCGCCCAACATAGGCATCGGTCCAGTGCATCAAAATATCCCCGGCATGGTTTGCGGGTCGGCCCGCATGGATACGGCCGGCATGTCGAGCAGGCGCGGAAAGCCCAGCTCGCCCACCACCTCGCCGGCCGTGCATTTGAGGTTGTTGAGGTACATGCTGATTTCCCACTCGATATTGTTCGGCGCAGAGCGCAGCACTTGCATAAAGCGCACCTTGGCGTTGCGCCCACCTGCGGACTGCTCGATCCACTGCATCAGCTCGCGGCCGATGTTGTCCACCGCCAGCTCGGCACGGGGCTGCTGGCCCTGGGTCTCATCGGGCAAGCGGACGCGGAAACCCATGCCCACAAACACGTTGCCATTGCTGGTGATGTCCTGCGAATCCCCCACCACGCGCACGGGCTGAGGCAGTGCGGAGTGCGTGATCTCAAGCAGGACGAGCGGAGGATCATCCGACGCCGTGGCATGCAACTGACGGCGGGCATTGAGGCTGTAGGTACGGGTCATTGCCAGGTCTCCAAGTTAAGCGTGACCAGCCAGCCGGCATCTTTTTTAATGGTGGCGAGGGGCGCGGCAGCCCCCAGCTCGCCGGCCTTGATGCGGGCTTTTTTGGTGACCTTGGCAACAGGGTCATACCAGTCAAACCACATGACACCCTGCTTGATGTCGCCTCGAAACCAGTCCACAAAAGCGAGGTAATCGGCAGTGGAGATCAGCAGCACTTTCACCGGGCGGGTGACCATGACCCGGCTTTTGATGAGCACCACCTTCGGCGGGCCGGACTCCATGTCGGACACTTTGACGCCCGACTCGCGCTGCTCTGCAAAGCCCTCGATCAAAATTTTTGCGTAAGTTGGCCATGCCGGCATATCAAGCTCCCATGGCCTGACGAATCGGGCCGTTATTGCGTAAATCTTGCAGAACGACGCGCACGACCATCCCGTCCGCATCGAATCGGGGCGCTGCGCTGACGGCTTGAGAAGGCTGGCTGGTTTGGTTCACCAGCTCGACGCGCACGCTTTGCGGCGCAGCGCCGACACCCCCACCCGTATAGCCCCGGTTTTGGTCCGCAGGGATGATGGCCTCGCCCTTGTGGATAAGGGCGAGCATGTCGGCGGGCACGTAGTCGGTACCGACGTCATAGGAGGGGAGCGCAGCCGGGGCGCTGGCAGGCGCAGTGGCTGTCGCCGGGGCACCGAAATAGCTGCCAAGGGCAGATATCCCCGCCTTCACCCAGCCCGCCATTTGTTGGCGTACCTGAATGCGGATGATGTCGCTGATGATCGAATCGGCCATGCTCTTGAAGTCGAGCTTGCCGGTCTTTGCGAAGCTGACAAACGCGTCTTCCATCGCGGAAAAGGCATTCGTGAAAGCCCCCTCGACGAGCCGCCCGGTGTTGGCGGCATTCTCGACCATCGAGCCCATGGCTCGATCAAACCCTGCTTGAACAGTGCGGGAATCCTGATCGAGCCACGTCCGGGCACCCGAAAAAGCACTGGCCTGACCGGCCTTTGCAAGCTTGTCTTGTGCCTCGGCCAGCTTTCCGGCGGCTTCAATTGCCTTTTTCGAACCCTGTACTTGCCGCGAGGCGTAATCGTCAATCAAGGCGATTTCGCCAGCGTAGTCACCCCGGGTGTTATCCAGAGCCTCGGTACGAACAGCATCCAGCCGCGAGTAATACTCCTCAGCCGAGAGGCCGCCACGGTCGAAATAGCCCTTTAGCATGGCCTCCCGATTGGAAAGCAATTGCCCCTCTTCCTGAATTGCCCGCTCATAGGTTTTGAGCTGGGTTTCCAGCAGGGCCTTGGCGGGGTCTTCTTCGAGTCTGACCGTCTGAGGCTCCTTAGGCTTCTCCGGCTCCTTGGGCGCAGCAACCCAATTTTTCTTTTTCCTTTTTTTCTCATGGTCGGCAACCTGATCCTGCGCGGTGAAGTTATCAGCCCCCCACGCGAGCTTGATTGCCGCAATGTTTCGCTGAGACATAATGACTATGCCCTCGCCAGCTTCACCGACCCGCTTTTTTGCGTTTTCCCACGCCTGACCGACCACCTCGGCCGCGCTGGCAAAGTCACCTTTGAGAAGCCGAACCCCACCGAGCGCCAGGCCGGTCAACATAATCTCGATAGAATCGAGACTGGCAACAATCGATTCCGTCACGATATAAACCACCTCTTTCAGCCCGTAGAAAAGACTGACAACAGTGGCCATGCTGGCCCGGAAGCCCCATACAGCACTCGGAAAGCCATCGCGGAAGAAATCGGCTAAATCACTGAATAGCGGCATGAGGGCGTCGGCGAACACTTTCTTTACGCCCTGCCCAGTGAGATCTGTTTCGCGCTGGAAAGCCTGCATGGATTTTTCGTAGTTACTGACCGCCGCCTGCGTCCCCTCACCGATCACCAGGCCGTATGCCTCAAGGCGACTCTGCGCGGTAGCGACCTTCTCGGACGTAATTGAGACGGCGTCGCGTAATTCCTTTTGCGACCCCATACCGATTGCCGCCGCCGCCTGGTTACGGTCCCATCCAGCTGTGTACGAATCGATAATAGCCAGGGCATTGCGCTGGGTTTCAATCAGCGGCAACAGATTTCCGTCAGCGTCCTTGTACTTGACCCCGAGCCGGTCCAGCTCATCGGTATTGGTGCGAATGGCGTTTTGTGTTTTGTCGGCCACATCG